GGCAACTACAACCCCGTCGTGCAGACGGTGCCGGCGAGCGCCCGCGCCAAGGGCGATCCCTCCCGCGGCGTGCCGGCCGGCCAGCGCGCGAGCGCCGTGCAGGTGACGGTGCGCAAGGGCACGCCGCGCGTGATCCCGCGGGCCTTCACCATGCGGCTGAAGAACAGCGGCAAGACGGGCGTCTTCATCCGCGAAAAGGACCGCGTCAAGCACCTCTACGGCGTCTCGCCCTACTCGCTGTTCCGCTTTCAGGCGGCAGTGGGCCTGGACGAGCTCGGTCGCGATCTCGCCGCCACCGCCGAGGCCGCAATCGTCGACGCGGTCGGAAAGGTCTTCAAGTGACGCAATTGCAAAGCCCCGAACAGATCGGCGCCATCATCAAGGCGCGGATCGAGTCTTGCACCGTGGCCAATGGCGCCGAGACAGATCTCGGCGTGAAGGTCTACCGCGGTCGACGCAGCATCGACGACACCATGATGCCCTGCGCCTCGCTGATCGAAGCCGAGGAATCGCCCGTGCAGGCTGATGGCCGCCGTCGCGCGGACGTCAAAGTCGAGACGCGCGTCTCTGCACATGCCTTTGTCCCGTGTGACCCCAACGACCCGAACCTGGCCGCGCATGCGGCGATTCGGGATTTGAAGCGGGCCCTGTTCTCCACGAACGGCCAAGCGGACACGACTCTGGGGGGCGCCGTGGAACAGCTGCGCTACCTGGGCAGCGACATAGGCACGCGCGCGGATGGCGCGGCGTTCGTCACAGCGATCGTTGACGTGGCCGTCACGCACTTTGAGAACCTGGCCTCACCTCAATAGCGAAACCGATACGCCGAAAGCGCGGCATTCGCGCTTCTAGACTTTTCCGAACCCATTGGAGCACTACAAACCATGCCCACCGCACGCGCGATTCTTTGCTCTGGCGACATCTACACGCAGCGTTATGAGAACGGTGCTTGGCTGGAACGTGAAGGCCCGTTCGAAGGCGGCTCGTTCGCCATCAAGCCGAACGTCGAACTGAAAAACCAGATCAGCAAGGGTCGCGGCCGCCGCGGTCAGATCGTCGAGTCCGTGTCGATCGCGCAGCCCTTCGACTTCGAAGCGACGTTCCGCGAAGTCAACAAGACGACGCTCGCGATCAACCTGCTCGGCACCACGGAAGCGCTGGCGCAGTCGGCCGGCTCTCTCGCCGAGGAAGCCGTCGTCGCCAAGCTCGGCTACTGGGTGCCGCTGTCGAAGGCCGCCCTGACCGGCAGCCCGACGGTCACGAACTCCGCCGAGGACACGACCTACGTCAACGGTACTGACTACCTCGTCAATCCGCAGATGGGTTGGTTCAAGGCGCTGCCTGGCGGCGCGATCACCAACAACCAAGCCCTGAAGTTCTCGAGCGCCTACGGGGCGATCTCTGGTGACCGCATCAAGGGCAACACCGCGCCCACGACGCGCGTGCGCATGGTCCTGGACGGAAAGAACGATGTCGACGAGACGCCGATCATCGTGACGATCCACGAACTCATCATCGCCCCGTCGGACGCGTTCGACTTCCTGGGCGACGACTTCGGCGAGATCAAAGTGTCCGGCAACATGAAGACGCCGGCCGGCTACACCGAGCCGTTCACCGTCGACATCCGCAACGCGGCCTAACGGCGGATCGCACCGGCCCCTCGCGGGCATTTAAGCGGGGGCGTTTCGAACGCCCCTTTCTTTTCTCTGCGGCCTGCGCATGGCGACCAAGAACTCACGCGATGTTGACCTGACCGTCCGGGCCGGCGTGTCCGGCGAGGCGGACATCCGCGGGCTGGCCAACGAGGTCCGTAACCTGGGCAAAGAAGGCGCCGCCGCCGCGCCCGAGCTTGGGAAGATCGCCGACGAGCTCGACGCCCTGGCCGGGCAGGCCGGCGCAATCGACACCGTCAAGCGCCTGGGTGCCGAGGTCGACGACCTGACGGCGAAGCAGCGCAATGCGGCCACCGTGGCCGCCGGCGTCAAGGCGGCCTACCAGGAACAAAAGGCCGCCACCGACGCGCTGCGCAGCAGCGTGGCCAGCGCACGCGATGCCTACGACGGCGTCGCCGAGACGGCCATCAATGCAAGGGCCGCCTACACCAAGCTGCGCGCCGAGATTGGGTCGTTGGCCGATGCCACGGATGCCGAGCGCGTCGCCCTGCGCGCCGCCAAGGTGGCGCAGAGCGAGGCCAACGCCGAACGGGAACGCTCGCGCCTGGCGCTGAACAAGCTCACCCAGGAACTGCGCGAAGCCGAGAAGGTCGAGGGCACCCTCGCCAAGCAGCACGAGCGCACCGCCGCAGCCGAGGCCAAATCCAATACCGCCCTTCGTGAGCGGCAGGTTGCGCTGACGCAGGCCAACGCGGTGGCCAAAGCCGCCGGCGCGGCTACCGACGACCTCGCTGAAGCCGAGGTCCGGCTGAAGGGCGCCGTCATCCAGGCCGCAGTCACCGCGGAGACACACCGCCGCAACCAGATCGAACTGGCCGCCGCCGCGAAACAAGCTGCCGCGGCCGCAGACCTCGCCACGCGCGCCGAGCAGGCGCTGTTCAACATCCGCAAGGCTGCCGGCCAGCAGAACCTGGCCGCCGAGCGTGAAGCCGAGGCCGCCGCGCTGCGCGAAGTCGCTGCCGCCGATGCTGCCGCCGCAGCCGCAGCGGAGAAGCACGCTGCAGCCACGGCCAAGGCCGCCGCCGAGATCGACCGGCTGGCCACCGAGGCCCGCGACATGGTGCGCGCGGCCGAATACACGCGCTTCTGGGCCGACGAGCTCGACCGCCTGGACCGCGAGACGCAGCAGGCCGCCGAGGCCCAGGCGCAGCTGGTGGCACGCGCCAAGGCCGCCGCACAGGCCATGGACGACTCGTTCGGCAAGACCGGCGTGCGGTCACTGCAGTCGATCCAGAACGAGATCAACGAGACGACCGCCGCACTCGCGCACCTGGAGCGTCAGGCCGCCGCCGGCGCGATCACGCAGCGCGACCTGGACCGGGCCACCGGTGGCGCGCAGGCGCGGCTGCAGGCGCTGCGCCAGGAACTGCAATCGATGCCCGCGGCCGCCGGTGTGTTCGAACGCCTGAACACCCAGGTGCTCGACCTGGTGAATCGCTTCGGCGCGCTGACGGCGGCCATTGCAACGGTCGGGTTCGCGGTCAAGCCGCTGTTCGACGCCACGACGCAACTCGAGTCGATGCGCCGCGTGCTGACGCAGGTCTTCGGGTCGATCGAAGCCGCGAACCGCGAGATCGCATTCGTCAACGATGTGGCCGACCGCGCCGGCGTGCGCATCGACAAGATCGGCGAGAGCTACACCCGCTTTGCGACGTCCGCCCGCACCGCGGGTATCGACGCCGGCACCGTGCGCGCGGTGTTCGAAGCGACGACCCTTGCGGCCGGCAACCTGGGCCTGTCGACTGACAAGACGACCCACATCCTCGACGCCCTCGCCCAGATGGCGAACAAGGGCAAGGTGTCGATGGAAGAACTGCGCCAGCAGCTGGGCGACAGCCTGCCGGGCGCGCTGGGCCTGATGGCCAAGGGCCTGGGCATCACGGTGCCGCAGTTGGTGCAGATGGTCGAGACGGGCCAGTTGCTGACCGAGCACGCGCTGAAGCCCATGGCCGACGCCATGACCGAGCTTGCGTCGAAAGAGCCAAAGGTGCTGTCGCTGGCCGCAGCCTGGAACCGCCTCGCAAACGGCGTGACCCTGGCCTACCAGAAGGCCGCCGACACGACCGCCTACAAGACGCTGGCTGTCGTGCTCGAGAGCGTGGCGAACAACTTCGACAAGGTCGTCACCGGCGCCAAGTTCCTGGCTGAAGCGCTCCTGACCGCGAAGATCGTCAGCTACGTCGGCAACCTCGTCTCGCTGCGCACCGCCACTGCGGAGGTGGCGACCACGACGGCCGCGGCGACGGCGGCGACGGCGGCCAACACGGCGGCCACGGCCACGAACACCACGACCACTGCGGCCAACACCGCGGCGAAGGTCGCGAACTCCGCAGCCAACGCCAGCAACGCGGCAGCGTGGACGGCGCTCGCCGCCGGCATCGGTGCTGTCGGTCCCCAAGCGGCGAAGGCCGAGGCCCAGGCGGGCCTGCTGTCGCGCACGATGACGGGCCTGGGCGGCGCGGCGCGCAGCGCGGTGAACTTGATCGGCGGCTTGCCCGGCGTGCTCGCCGGCGTGGTGCTAAACGCTAAAGACCTCGGCACGTGGATTGGCGAGTCGATCGCCAAGATGACCGAGCAGGGCAAGGTGCTCGAGGCCAACGAGAGGAAGTGGGCCGCGGAGGAAGAACAACTGCGCAAGAACGCCGAGGCCCAGAAGCAGGTCGGGCAAGCGTGGGTGTCGCTGGCCGCCCGCTACACGGAAGCCACCGCGCCGCTCGAGAAGAACATCCAGGCGGCGAAGGAACACGTCAAGGTAGCGAAAGAGCAGGGCGAGTCGATCAAGCGGGTTGCCGAACTGTCAGGTGACGCTTCGCAGGAACTGGCCGCCAATGCGCGCGCCGCGGACCTGAACGCTGCGGCCTCCCGCCGCCTGGCCAACGAGGAAGCCGCGCGCACCAAGGTGCTCGAGGACTACATCCTGGC